TTTCCTCGTATTTTGCAATTAATTCTTTCCTACGATCCTCATCAACGACCAATCCGATTGATTCTATTTCGTAGTAAAGATGATGCAGATGATGATAGTAATCGTAGTAGTAATCGTAAAGACCTTCCGCTCGTAATTCTTCATCCTGACGGTCAGAAATTTCCCGGTTTACGGCTGCATCTTTGGCATTGTAGAGCAGCCATTGGGAAATATTATCCCGCTTAGGATTGAAATCGCGCCCTTCGTCTTTGTAATAGGGCTCATCTGTATAAATCGAAGTCAGAAATGCTTGGCTCTTTGGCAACTCCGGATTTAGCACATGAGCCTTTAGCATCGTGTCCGACCGAAGATGAGGAATCTTGAATAGCAATTCCTTCTCTAATCTTTCCTGGTCGAACTTGAAGTTCTGCCCTTCGATTTCTTTTTCGTCGAAGATCTTTTGAATTAATCTCCAAATCTCAACGATGTCTTTCAATGGAATCGTCGTGATTTGGATGTCCCCGATCCTTGGGAATAGAGGAATTGACATTGCCTCATGGATATTTGAAGCAAAGGCAATGCATCCGGGAACAGCAAACATTGTCTCGATGTCGCAGGAAACAATCTTTCCTAATCTCTCTGCGAATCGATAAACGTCTGCTGAAGATTTTGCGATGATGAGATTTCTATGCGGAGGATTCCAGTCTAAAGAAATCTTCGCTAATTTTTGGATGTCAAATGCAATGATGTATTTCTGCCAGTATTTGGCAATTTCCGATCCAGATTCTTGGTATAAAAGATGCGCCGGATTATATGTTCCGACACAAAGCTTGCTCAATCTTTGCGTGCGAAAAATCGAGCCTCGATATTCGTTGATCCCGCCTTTACCTGTGAGGAAGTAGAGCGGGACCGAACCTAGAGCAATAATCTTTTCAGGATTTACTTTCTCAAGCTCTTCCCAAAGTAATTCTACAGAACCAAAATCTTCCCAAGCATTTAGCTTTGGAATCTTGACAGGCTGATACTTTAGGACATTCGTGATGTAGCATTCTTCTCTACGAATGCCGCATGATTTTAGGATTTCGTTTAGGATTGATCCGGCGGGGCCTGAGAACGGCTCGTTATTTTCTATTTCATGTCGGCCTACGCTCTGGCCGACGATTGCAAACTTCGGATTTACCGGACCTTTTCCTGGAACATATCCTCTACCTCTTGTCATAATGCGTCACGAGATACATGGGAGCGCAAATCATCTTGATTTTGTCCCGAATAGGATTATTCAGCTTAATGATGTAGTAATCAAAATCTCCGATCTTAATTGTTTTGACCAAAACTCCGTGGAATCCACAAACTTCGACATTCATTTTTCCGTGCCTGTCAAGCATTCTCAGCGCTTCTGACCTAGTTCTGGCACCTTCGAGGAGAGAAGGACTTTCCCTTAGGGCCTTGCCCAATCTTAGGTCTTCAACGATAACAGGCACGGAATAGCCTAATTCCTTTGCCGTATCTTTAATTGCCCATCCCGTTTTCCGATTTGATCGAGTGGGCGAACCTAGAGCATTAACCTTCTCCTCATGGAAGGATAGAACATAATCCGCTCTCTTCTTCCAGTCATAGCTTATATGATAAGGGATCTTATGCTCATACATGTTTCATCCTAAGCATTATCATGTCAAAGATGATGCTTAATAAAGCAAAAAGAACCTCATCATCGGTAGCATTCTTTGGAAGCGCAGAGAGGATCTTATGCCTAATCAAGATACTTTCTTTGTTCGAGGAGGTTTTCAACATATTTTAAAACTGCATCAAACAGGCTAGATAATTCCAAGAGATAAACCTGGATTTCTCCTGAACATTGACCTGCTGTTGCATTTAGATTGTTAATAACCAATGCTAGTTGATTTCTACAATCCTCAATTTCTTGGCCTTTAGATAGGCTCAATTTATCGATCAAATTCCTCATAATCTTCGTCCTCTTCGTAATCGGATTTCTCTTCGATCAACTCTTCGATGAATTCTTGGAGATTCTCCAGGTCAAAAAGTGTAAGCTGTTCAATTTCGTCTTTGAGTTCCTTTAGTGTCATAGCAATCCTTTTGGTGGGAGAGGAGGGAATCGAACCCTCACGGATAAAATCCCGCAGATTTTAAGTCTGCTGCGTCTGCCTATTCCGCCACTCTCCCGAAAAGAAAGGAGAAGAGAAGATCTTTTCTCTTCTCTTCTCTTCTCCTTTAGAGTTAGTCCAGCGGCCGATAGTCAACGGGGTCGTTGTAATACTTCCCGTTGTATTCCCGATGCTGAACGAAGATTCGGATCTTCCGCCCTTCGGCCATCTTAAGGTCGTATTCGCGATTGGGCTGAACATCAACCCCAAGAGCCTTCAGGAAAGAAACGATGAATCCCGGGGCCTTCTCGTTGAAGCGCACATAAACCATTGCGCCCTTGAAAGGCCCGTCGATTACCTGACAATCGACGTTGGTATTCACCGAATCTCCGGCCTTGGACGGAGTATCGTAAACCTTCACGATCTCGCAGTTATACCAAAGCCCAGGCTCAAGAAGCTTGCCACGATTGATGTCCTCTTCGGTGAGCGTAAATCTCATTTTCTTTTCTCCTCGATTTTTCCGATTTTTCCGATCCTCTCCGATTCTTTTCTTTTTCTTTTTACATGACTGTCCTCCTTTGTGGACACTCCGGGCCTCTACCTTAGTATAGCACCAGCTAGGCGCCTACTCCAAATACGACACCAATTTCTTAAAGAAAAGCTCGTCGGTAAAATCGATCTTCTCAGGCAATGGTAATTCTGTTCTAGCGTAATCCTCTCCTGTAGTCTTTGTGTAGCAGACGTAATGAACCTTTTGCTTTACGTCGATTGGATACTCTACGTTGAATGCATAATTCTCTGGGAAATATGCTGGAATCTTTGCCGATACCTTACGTCCGCCCGTGAGAAGCGAACGAGAAATTACCAAACGATTATCTAAGGTCGTTGCCTTGGATTCGAGCACGTGCGCCGTTAGCCAAACATTGGCTTGAACATCCTTCATGAAGAGCAGAATATCCATGATTCCTGCCGTCTCTGCATTGTATTCATCGATTGCAGGAACTTGGATTCCGCCAACTTTCTTGATTTCATCGGGCTTTGTTTTGGCCTTGACTTCTCCGGTCATGCCCAAAAGAAAGTCGGCGATTGACGTTAGGGAATCAAATCCGAAAGTCTTGTATTTTCCAGGATTATCCCTGAATGAGAGCAATCTTGTGGCAAGTTTTTCCCAATTCCTGCCGTAATCCGCTGGGGTCTCGACCTCAATTTCTTCAAGATTTACCCCGAGCTTTTGAGCGTAGTAAATTGGACCCGTCAGCTTGCCGTCAAAATCGAAGATAAGCATTGGCGTAGGAAAAGAAAGACCCGCTGAAGTCTTGCCTCTTCCCGGTTGGCCCGCAAGGACGGCCTTGATGAACTTTGCCTTTGGATAATCTACGAGTCTCATTAGATCTTCACTCCTTTCGTCTGCTTTAGACAAATGATGCACTCTAGATACATTCTATTGCTCGAAGTCTTTTTTATCCAGATATGCGTGTGGCCCGAAAATGCGTTCGAGAAGAGCATCGGAAACGATTTCCATTTTCTTTCTTCCTCTAGTGCAATCGGGACAATGGAGTTTAAGAACTTCTTTACCTTTGCGAACCATATTCGGAGTGACGACAAATGCATTTCCGCACCTCCAGCATTCCGCTACTTTGCCAGGAATTAGCTTCGCACTGATGTAGTGCGAGCATCCGGGCTTTTGGCATTTGTAAACCAAATAATCTTCGCCCAAGAGTAGCTTCTTGTAACGATGCAGACATTTCTTCATGTATTGACCTCACTGAATACATCCCATTCTGGCCCTTGCTCAAACTCAAACCGCTCGGTTTCCTCTCTCAAGGTTGGATATCTGCAAATGTTGATGTAAGTGCATGGGCCATATGTCGTTTGGCACGACGCAAAGTTTTGTGGGAATGTATTTGCTTCCAAATACAATGCCCATTCTAGAGACTTTTGCACTACGAATTTAGTAAAAGCCTCAACTACTGCTGGTTCAAACTTCATGGGGAATCGCTTGAATTTGTCTTCTGGCCTTAGGGTCTTCTGGAATCCGATTCGATTGACAATGACCTTCAATCCGGTCGCCCAATGATAGCCTAAAAATTGGACCTTCAAGTCAATTGGCTCAAAGTTTACGGACGTTGTCTTGTGGTCAATCACTACCCTTTCGTTGTTCTCATCGCAGATTAGGTCAATCTTTCCTTCATAAAGAATCTTGATTGGATTACCCATGAGATCTTCGCCCTCGTAGATAACTACGGAGAATGGCGATTCGACCTCTAGAACAATCATCTTCTCATGCCTGCGATACTTGAAGTAATCCGCCAGAGTATTCAGAACAGTTTGCTTTGTCTCCTGGTCTAGTGAATTATTTTCCAAGAATTCTGACGCTTTGTCAATTCCAACATCGACCCTTTCATCATAGCTCATTCCAGACTTTTGGCCCGCATAGTAGGCCTGCAGCCCTAAATGCACGGCCGTGCCCATGAGAATAGCTTTTGATGGCCCATCTTTTCGGATTAGCCTTCTGACGAAAGTATTCTCTGCCCTGAATGGGCAATGAGCCATTGACGTAATGATCTGCGAGTCAACTCTAATGATTCTCATTGAGATAATTCCTCATCTTCTCCAATGCTTTTTCCATTCGATTGAATACCATGCGAATGTTCATCCTGAATATTTGCCCGATGTCTGTCAAAGAAATTTCATCGAAGTAATACATCTTGATGATTTCTCTTTCCAGCGGAGAAAGAGAATTCATGGCCTTTCTTAGGTCGTCTCTTTCGAGTGAATCTATCTTTGCTTCTACTGGTTCGTCATATTCTTCGATTGGAATTTGATTGGTTCGCTTCTGATTTTCCCGCCTGTATTTGGTTGTAATGGCCCGCAATTCGGACAAAAGAAACGTTGAGAATTTGGCTCTATTTGGGTCATACTTCCTGATAATCCTTGGAAACTCTAGCAAGCAATCGTGATAGCAATCCTCATGCAATTCTACTGGGACATTCTTGTGAATGAAGTAATGGATTAGCCGCTCATATTGAGCTAGCTTTTTCCAAACTTCTTCATCGCAATAATCTCCGCCAAATTCCGGATTAGCTCTTCCTGATTCCATTCCTCTTTCACTCCATCAAGAGAATATCGCATATGCTTGCGCTTTGTTTCTACAACTTGCGTGAAGTATGAATCGATAGAATCCTCCGCAATCATGTAAACGATGTTGATCGAATTTGCCTTTTGTCCGGGCCGCTTGAATCTGAATTCCGCTTGCTCTTCATTTGCCGGATTCCATTGCCTCTCCATCATGATTGCATCGGAGCAGGAATGCTGAAGATTATGCCCTTCACCCGATGCTAGAGTTGACGCCAAAAGGATTTTGTATTCTGGATCAAAATTGAATTTCTTCTTGACCTCCTCTTTCTCGACGCCGGGCATCTCTCCCGCCAATTCCAGAACTTGGTAATGCTTGTTTAGTTTATCTCTCAAGATTTCTCTAACGTCGATGTGATGCGTGAAAATTACGATCTTTCTTCCCGTAGATTCGATAAAATCTAAAACGTATTCATAGACGAAATCTACTTTCGCTAGCCCTGTAAGATGCCTCATCCTTGAGAAATAGGCTAGCGTATTCTGGAAAAATCCCAGGTCTTCTTTCCTCGAAGAGTAATAGAATTCTTGGAATTCTTTTTCAAGCTCCTCTAAAAGATCCTTTTTTCCATTTAAAGGAATCTTGATGTAGGATCTTCTAATCTCCGGCAATTCTGGCAATACTTCCTCTTGGGTATGCCGAATGATGAAATGATTAGTCGCTTGCTTGAAACGATTGTAATTCCTAATTCCTCCGTATTTTAGGTAAGGCCCGCGCTGATAAGTTTCAACGAATTCATGAATGAATCTGACTTTTGTCGGAAAGCGCAAAGGGTCAATCGCATGCAGCATCGGATAAAGCTCTGCTGCGTTGTTCTTGAATGGAGTCCCAGAAGTGAATACTAAATACGGAATTGTTTTGAGCAAACGTGAAGTTGCTCTAGTCCTTTGCGCTTCTGTATTCTTGATTTGTTGAAACTCATCAATGATAGCTAATTGATATTTGTTATCGAATGCCTCTAGATTAAGTCTTGGCAAAAGGTCGTATGATACGATTGTGTAATCTGCATTTCTGGGCTTTTGATTTGAGTTATCAATAATTTGGACATTGACAATTGGAATGTCCAAATCCTCGTCTAGGTCGGCAATCCATTCTTCGATCATGGATTTCCATTGATAACGAAGGCCGGATTTGCAGACAATAATTGTCGGAGTTAATTCATAGATTTTGGAAATTGCTAGAGCCGAAACGGTCTTTCCTAATCCCATTTGGTCTAGGATTGCCAATCGTCCGCCAGATTCGATAAATTTCGCTACGTTCTCCTTTTGGAACGGATAAAGTTCCTCGCCAGAAATTGACCGAAATACGATGTCCGAAGGCTTGGGCTTCGGGTAGATAATTATGTGACCACATTCCAGATGATGATAGATGTTATCCTCATCTGAATGCCTAGATAATTCCTTAGCTTGCTTGCCGCAAGTCGGGCATTTTTCCCGAATCTCCAATGTGATACTCTTGTATCTCATCATTGCTTGTCCTAGAATCTCATCATTGCTTGTCCTGAAAATAGGTATTGAAGAATCTCTCAACGAATGAGAGTTTTTCTACAATATCCTCATTTTCATGCCACAATTCATCCAGAACTTTCTGAAACTTCTTCTTTACAGAATTCCCTTCCTCATAGATATCTCTTAGGTCCGCATATGCTCCATAAATTTCGTCCGTTGCACGCTCGAATGCATCGTGAAAATCATCCTTTGCATTCGTCAAATCATCGAGTGCTTTCGACAATCGCTTTACGCTGATATTCATTTCTTGCTCCTCTCGAAGATTTCATTTCTTGCTTCTCTCGAAGATATCCTTTGCAATCTTCTCTGCCTCTTCCATAGGAATCCCTACAAGGGCGGTAATTGCACTTGTCAAAAATGCTTCATGCGCGCTCCTTCCGTAGCCTTCCTTCAAGGAACTTAGAACAATCAAGGTAAGTGCGATTGTTCCTTCCTTTCGAGGAATATTCATTCTGTCCATGAACGAGAGAATTGCATACTCAATAACTCTGGTATCCATTAGTGTCTCCTTTCCGTGGAGAATGTCAATTCAAATCTATGCGTGTAGATTGCTTCGGCCAATTGAAGTGCTAAATTTGGCTCGATACCAACGAAGTTCATGAGGATATCCCCAAGAAGATGTAGCCTGTCAGAATCGTCCGTTGCGCGCATGATTACTGTCATCAATGCTCCAATTCCCATGAGCTTGCCAATCTTGTTTGCTTGAAAGAAGTCCACAATTGCATTGACAACAGCTTCTTGGTTTTTCGGAATGTGGCTCGATAAAATCGGGATTAGCTTGTCTGCATCGATATTCTGCGAATGCAGAACGTCAGCAAACAAATCTAGGATTTCCGTTTCATTCTTGCAGCATTCGAGAATGGTCTTTGCCAAGTCATTCTTATTCATCTTCGTGCTCCGCAATGAGCATTGCAAGTCTGGCAATTCCGGATGCAAATGCGGCAATGATTACATACGGATTCTCCTCTTTCGATTTCTTGATAGCATTGTCCAAATGCTTACCTAGCTCTAGGATTCTTGTTTCGAGTTCGTCTTTGGTCATTTCAATGTCCTTTCCTGACTTTCGTTAGGTAATTGATTTCGTTGACAATAAAATCAATTTTCAGATTTAGTTGCGTAGCTAAATCCAAAACTAGCCCGGCGATGAACATCTCCTTTCTCTCGTAAGGTCTAAGTTCGTTTGCGATTTCCGTAGCATTGAAATGCAGTTTATCAAGCAATGGCTTGTATGTCATGGAATTCTCTTTAGCAGAAGGATTATCCCTGTCCAAAGAACAAACATTGCTAGCGAAACAATAATCACGCTTATGATTTCATCCTTCGTTTTCTTCGTCATCGAAAATCTCCTCGAAGGCAGCTTCAAAATCGATTTCGGCCAATTTCTTAGCTTTCTTCGGGTCTTTCTTCGATAGCTTCTTGACCGTCGATTCTACTAAATTCGTTTGGTCTAGTGGCGGAAGAACTTCAATCTTTCCGGTCCGCTCCCGGATTACGTGACGTGCGGCATCTACTTCCGCAAGCTTATGCTGGATGAAATTCTCAATGTCTTCGTTCGACATTGAATATAGTTTCGATTTCGCTTGATTGTAATACCAAATGTATTGTTCTTTCATCATAGTCGTTCTTAGCTCCTTTACAATGCAACCGCAATGGAAGCATGGAAGGAATTGCGATTCGTGCGACGACGATTCTAGGTGCTTACCGCACCGTGAACATGTCCCAATTACTCCTTCCATTATTTTTCGTCTTCCTTAGAGAAGTATTCGTAGAAAAACTTGTCGATATCTTGGAACTTGTCTACAATCTCTGGATTTGTCTTCCAAAGTTCATCGAGAATCTTTGTAAGAAATTTCTTGATTCGGACGCCTTCGCGGAATACTTCACGACATTCCGCAATGGAATCGTTTAGTTCGTAAATGGCATCTTCAACCTTGTCCCAACAGATATCATCATCAATCTTTTGCCAATTTTCATCGATAATGTCAATCGCTGTTTGTGCTCGATTGATTGTTTTCAGGAACATGGTAATTCTCCAGAATCTTTCTCATAAGTTCCTCAAGATGCTTTACGTTCTTGAGTTTCTCTTCCAATTCCTCTACAGAGTGATTCTTTAGGAAATTCAAAACGATTTTCAATTCATTGATTAGGTCGAGATTGTCCATTTTACTTCTCCAATTTGCTGATTTCTGAGCCAACAATGTCCTCGATTGCTTCAAGATGGAAAATCGCTTTGTCGAAGTGATGCGCGGTCTTGTCCATCTGAAATTCCTCAGAGATTTTGTAAAGCTCATCGATTATGTAGGCAATCTTTCTCTCAACCGTTTCTAGATCCATTTTACTTCTCCTGAAGATTCTTCCAAAGAGAAAGGTAATCTCTCAGGAATTCCGCAAGGGAATAGTTTGATTTGTGATGCTTGATTTCCGTTTGGATATCAATCAAGGCAACGTATAGGTCTTCCAAAGAATTGCCCTGATTGACGTAGTGGAGAATTTCTGTAATTACCTTTTGCAGGTGGTTATTCATAGAAACACCAATAGCCTATTCGGTAGAGGAATATCTTCCTCTACCGAATAGGCAGAAAAAGTGTGAATTGGTTCGGCTTACATATCCTCCACCAACGTTCGAGCCTTAGCCTGAATCTTCGCAAGCTCAGCATCGTTAGGCTCACGGCCATGACGCTTGACGAAGATACGAACAAGCCCAGAAACGGCAGAAGCAACCGCACTCTCGACGCTAGAAGCACGCGCTCGACTCAGAGCACGCGCCTTATACCAATCGGACACGCACTCACTGAGATACGCCAGAAGATTCTGTTCTCCTGAAAAGAAGGTCAACGCTGCATCGAGAGAACTAAAGGAAACCTTTTCTGCCTCTGCCTCGACCCTTGCATCACCAACCCTTGCGGAAACCATTGTGGTTTCACGCGAGACTCCCGGAATATACTCCGGAGCGTTCGACCAAGGAACTTGTGCGACTCTAGCCATTGTAGATTCTCCCTATGCCGGCTTGTCGTTGTTGTTGTCTAGGCAAGTCCCGTGCCGGCTTATCTAGGCCCTGCCTACTGTAGTATAGCACGGGCAAGCGTGCTATACTAAAGCTCATTGTAAAGCATTGCATTCATCTTAGATAATGCAAATCCTTAGATAATGCAAATTCCTTAGATAATGCAATGCCTAGATAATACGAACCCTTTCGGTTCGAGTCGGCGTAAATAATCCAAAATCTAGGAATTTGCATTTGCATTTGCATCATAATGATTGATTCTCCTCTGGGCAACGGGAACGAGATTTTGTTCCCGTTGCCCAGGAGAGAATTTTTCCTACGAATCCATCTTATTGTTCCGCGTGATGTAGTCGATGATGCTCAATTCGAGCACCATCTTATCATCGCAGTCCGGAAGATTCCGCAGTGCTGCCTTCACGATAAAGGCAGCAATGCTGATTCCTTCCATCAAGTTCACCCTTCGGGATTCAAAAAGTTTCCCGACTTCCATCACGATTTCGTCGAACCTTTCTTCGTTCATGATTTTCTCCTCCTTCTTTTCCGAAGTTCACCGTTTACGACTTCGAGTTTACGGAATTCTCGCAAGATGGCTTGCGGGGAATCTATTCCAAGCAAGTGCATCTTACAAAATTCCTCTTCGTGAGTCGTTTCATGGTCGAAGAAGAAAACTTCGACTTTCAATTCGGCGATGAGCTTACGGAATTCTAGACCGTCACCATCGCCGAACCAGAAAATTCTTTTACTATTGTGGGCTTGGAAGATTTCCTTCCAAATCCTCTTAGCCGTATCCGATTCCAAGCTCAAATGCCGAATGTTCTTTCCGTTGACCCTATAGGGATATCCGTTGTCGTTTTCCACGACAATGATGTTCGAGGAATATCCCGCTACCGTTAGAGCAACGGCAAGTAGGGAATTGCAAACTTCGGAGCAAGACGGAGAAGTATCTACGGTAATGATTACCGTATTCCTCTCCAATTCCTGCTTCTTTGTCTGGGAGAGATTGTAGGACTTCTTGAGGATTTGCTTGAGGAGCTTCCGTTTAGAGATTCTGGGAGATTCTTTCCCGTATGCTCCGGCCTTGACTTCACAAAGTCGGGAAAGCTCCTCGAAGAGTTTACGGGAAAGTCGATTTTTCCTGATATCTTCCAGAGCTTTCTTGACTTCCGGAAGATTCAGAGTCGAACCGGCCATTTGCGTGTTGTAGGTCGCTTGCGGCCGGTAATCTCCGAATTGGGCAAGCCGAGAGAGAAGATTTTGCGCTCTGGCAATTCTGTCCGGATTGCCAGACTGCAAATCCTTCTCTATCTTGCGCATCCATCGGGAAAATTGGGGCAGTGACGCGCCATCCTGCCCCGGCCCGTTCGGGCGGGTAATATTATGTTCGGGATTTTCCTGTCCCGAATTCGGCCTAGGCGCGAAGTCGCCGAATTCGGGAAAGGAATCCCTAGACAACCCGGCATTGCCGCGGCCAATTTGCCCATTATTCACGGGCTCATTTCCGCAGTTTTGCGGTCCTGATTCGCGTCCGGAAGTGCTAGAATCTTGCGATTCTACACTAGGGTCAGAATTGCCGGAGCCCGGGAGCCCTGATTGCGAGTTTGACGAATTCCGCGAGAATCCGCCCGACCCGCCAGTGCTTTCCGCAACATTTTGGCAATCCTGATTCCTAGCGGAATCAGAACCGCTGCTAGAAGCATTGTTGTTTTCTTGATTCTCTCCTTTCTTGGGCCAATCCGGCCCAAGCTTCGAGATTAGCCGGTCGAGGATACGTAGCGTAGCGTATCCCGATTCCGGCAAAAACTTGGGGTTTACGTAGATGTAATGTGTCCCGGCGGAATACCTTGTTATCTGCAAGGTATCCACTTCCGGGTCTGAATCCACGTATACACGACTATCCTGACGAATTGCCTTGTGAGCAATTCGCCTAGCATCGCGCAACGTTGGATTCTGGAATTCCTTGCGATACATAGTTATCGAGGAATCCGCTTCGATGCTTCCGCCCAGATTGCGGCGGAAAGCTGCCTATCCCGCTCCAGCATTTGAATCCCATTCTCGCCGCGAACCAACCATGCGGCGAGAATTTCCTTCACGTCAGCATGGGACTTTGCGCTAGCGCAAATCTCTCTAGCGCAAGCGGAGATTTCCTGAACGGAAATCTCCGCATTATCCGCCGGGCCAAGAGTCTTAGCCACACGGATTACTAACGTAATGATGGATTTTGGAATCGCTGGATTCGAGTCCGACACAATCTTATACATCGTATCGGAATCGAGATTGGAAAGCCGAACTCTACGGACTCTCCGTAGTGTTGCCTCTGCTAGAGGACGAACATTGTTCGTGGTCATTACCACGAACAACTGAGAGAGATTTGCAGAAAGCTGGATTCCGGGGGCAACCGGAACTCGGCCGCTCTGCAGGAAGTCATACAAAAGATACTCTGTCCGCGATGAGGTTTTGTCAACCTCATCGAGGATGAGTAGAACCTTTTCCTTGAGCGAATATTCGGCAGCCAACGCAAGAATCCCGGGCTGCCGAACATTCTCGATATCTCCGGAAACAACGGCTTGCACGTTGACTCCGGAGAAAAGCTCCTCAACGTCCGACCACTCATGCAACATATAATAGAGTGGCCTAGCATTCAATCTCTCAGAAAGAAAAAACCCGAATGCGGTTTTACCGCACCCGGGTGGTCCTTCCAGGAGAATTGCGGGGGTATAATCTCCCGCAAAATTTTCGAAATACTCGGCGGCTAGCTCAAGCCGCCGGTTCATAACGTATTGCTTTTGCATTTTCCCTTCCTTTCTTGGGAATTTTTTTTCTCGAATTTTTTAGTCTCGCGATTCTAGCATCGTGCCAATTGTATGCAAGCGGTATGCCGTGCGAAAAGCTCAATAGCGCAAATCCTATACCAGCGAGTTATACGGGATATTGGATTGCAATTCGTGACAATCGCCGTAAGTGATTGATAGCAAAGGACTTAGCGAATCCAAAACTTTGGACGCCGATCCAACAGGTCGTTGGCACGGGTCTTGCATGCGACCTCCTGGAAAATAATGGGCAGAAAAATATTCCCAATAAAAATTTTCCAGAAAATTTTTTGCGGTTGGCACGATTCTTGTCCGAGATAAACCCTTACGGGTCAGTAGGTTGCGGTCATGGAAAATTCTGGCGGTCCTTGGGCAGGTAAGTGCTTGTGGGACAAGGACTTGGTCGATACCCCCCTAGAGTTTTTGACCGGTCAAAGTGGCAAAATGAGGCTAAATACAGGGCAGAATGAGGGCAAAATGAGGGCAGAATGAGGGCAAAAAATCCATCGGGCGGGCCGCTAACCCCTTGTTGCACAAGGGGTTAGCGGGTCAAGGGCCTAGACCCCCCTCTCCCCTAGTTTTGGCCCGGCACCCGATCCAGAAAATTGGATTCGCAAGATTAATTTTTGAGAGATATTAATTAATTAATAATAATAAAAAAATAGATATACAAATAATATCGTGCCATCCGGCGGCGATCCAAACGGTTGGAGTGGGTCGGGTGGCAAAAAGGGCAGAGAGACAGGTAGCGGCCCTTGACGCTGTAAGTGACTGTAGGCCAGGCACTTACGGGCTTCGGCCGGCAAAATTTTGCCCTCAATCGGCCCTCAATCTGCCCTCAATCTGCCCTGTAATCCACCTAAATTTGACACTTTGACCGGTCAAAAAATGCCGGGGGGTCATGGCCTAAGTGCTTGTGGGACAAGGGGTTAGGGCCAGAAAATTTGCCGGAAGTTTCCACGTCCGCAAGTGCTTGTAGGGCAAGGGTTTATCCCGGACAAAAACCGTGCCAAAACTCGGGAAAACTAGGCACATCCTAGATAAAAAATCCTTTGAAAATTTTTCTTTGGAATTCCGCTAGATAATGTCCGTGGCTGGCTAGAGATAGATGCTAGGCAGATGCTAGGAAAAAATTTTCGTAGATAATTTGCGGCCGGGGAAAGAATAGGCCAAAAGCGAGCGGTCGAAAAATATTTTTCAAAAATTTTGGCGGGCCGCGTAGATAATGTCCGTGGCCGGGGGAGAATCCGAGAGAGCGTAGATAATATCGGCCCGGCCCGGAATCGGCCCGAAAAAAAACGAAAAAGAAAGAGAATCGAGTGGGGGGCAGATTGCTCTGCCCCCCCCCCCGGCCTTGCTAGTTCATCGTGTTGTGTCCGTCGCTGCCGCTGCGGCCGGTAGCGACTGTGATGAGGGTGATGATATCGTCGGCGAGGGTCCGACGGATATCATCGAACGGGCAGGACGCAACCAGGATCGCCACTTCTGCAGTCAGCTCCTGCAGAACCTGAATCGGTCGCTCCCCACCCTGAAGCTTGCTCAGGACGAGTTCACGGACTGTCACGGTGTCCTCCCTTTGGTTACGGTCTGGTTTCCGGGCACTACCCGCGCGCGCTGTCCTTTTGGGGGCGCGCGCGGGTAGCGAGACTGAACAGCGCGGAGCAGGCGGGTTTACCGTTCCTTTCGGCACGCCGCACGGGATTGTGCGGACCGTGCCGTGTATTCGAGGATTCAGAGCGAGTGTGGCACTACTTCAGCACACTCGCCTTGAACGCCTCGAAGCTCAGGTCTGGCCGCAGCGTCTTCAGGGACTCGTAAGCGTCCCGAAGCCGCTTGTCCAGGTCCGCCGCCGCCGCGATGGCGGCGTTGCGGAGCGCCTGGTTGACGGACTGCCGAACCACCTGAGCAACGATGGTGTCCGGCAGCGCGAGAACCAGGTCGGCAGCCCTATCATCTGGGACAACCCGATAGGTGACAACCCGGCCATCGTCCAATACCGCCGTCTTTTCAACGGTGGCATAGAGTCGGCCGGCTTTCACCATCTCGGCGGAAGCCGAAACGATTCGAGCCATAGGCACTCCCGGCGTTGGTGCCTACCCCGCGCTATTCAGTTTTCAAGGAACGGTCGCGGACCGGCCGGTTGCCCGGCGTTGCCGCTGTCATCTACCCCCCTATATAGCAACCCGGGTGCCAATTCCTAAGTTATTGATTCTAAAGCACTTACGTAAAATTGAATCGCGATTTTCTGCCTGTAGGCAGACATTAGTCAACCTGAGCAATTCTAAGTTATTGATTCTAAAGGATTTACGCGATTCTAGGAAGTCTGCCCCCAGGCAGACTACTCGGACGTGGGCAAAACTCCCGCGCGCGAGAGCTTGCGCGCGAGTTTTCGGGCGAAACCCGGGCGAAAGCGAAACCCGGGCGAAGCATCATGTCTGTGGTAGGGTGCCTGTGCGGACGGGTCCCCGCGCCGCCCTGAACGTAGTGAGGTTTCTCCCAACATCGATTTGATTAAATCGATTTGATTTAATTAATTTAATTAATTCTCGATTTAATTAAATGAGCCTCATTATCTAACATCATCCTCACCAATCTAGCTTAGAAATCACTCTCCTTTCTATTCTATGATAGGATGACCCTAACCGAAGAGCAGGCCAAGCTGAGAGTCGAGCGATCTTCAAAGATTGTTCGGAAGAGAGCCCCGAACATGCCCGTAGCGGCAAAGGTCATTGTAGGGGCAGCGGGACTTTTGTCGCAGTATTCCAAGGCTTCGAGAGACTTAGGGTTAAGCTATTCTGCGGTTGAGAGCACGACAAACGGGCGATTCAAGAATCCTGAAGCGAAAGCAAAGTTAGACAAGTTAGTTGATAACATTCAGGAAACGGCAGCCCTAAAATTAGTCGAGGCCCTGGGATTAATCACGCCTGAGAAAATGGAAAATGCCAAACTTCGTGATCTCTCTTCCGTCGCTGCGGACATGGCCCGAATTTTAGAGAAGACCTCGAATCGAAATAATCAGGTAAATCAGACTCAAAATCAGGTCATTATTTACGCGCCCAGGACCAAGGATGAGGATGAGTTCAAGGTCATCGTAGGATAAATCATGCCCCTGCTTAAAGGCAAATCCAAAGAGATTATTTCCAGGAACATTCGTGAAATGGTGCATTCGGGGCATCCTCTAAAGCAGGCTATTGCAGCATCTATGAGAGTCGCGGGCATTCCTAAACCGATGAAGGTCAAGAAATTCAAGACCAATAAAATCTCAGCAAGAAAAATCAAGCTGCCTAAGATCCGACTAAAGATGCTCGGATCTTTAATTCTTTTGTTCTTTGTCAAGCCCGCCTTTGCTCAGTGTGATACAAATCCTGGATTAGTGGTTAATCCTACAAAGGTTGCTGCAATTTCTCCAGATCATAATACGACGAAGCTAGGATCTACGGCATTTCTCATCAATTCTTATACCGTAGAGTTTTTCCTAGATGGAGCCTCAAGTCCAGTTACTTCGGTAGATATTCCTCGAAGCTCGTTTACTTCTAACGGTAATTGCATCGTAACGAACCTTCCTTCCGCTCCAGTTTCCTTTAACACAGTTTATCGTGCGGTTATGCGGGCCAATTCTGATCTTGGTCCATCCGTTAATTCGGAGCAATCTAACCCTTTTGGATTTCAAGCCAAGCCTGGGCAGATTACTGTGGTTCGGATGGTTCCATGAAGATCCTTTTCCCAGAGGCTCAGGATTGGCAGAATCGAAAGTCTTGGCTAATTCTGGTAAATCCTCTGCAAAAGGCCCAGGACTTCCTCATCACGTTCTTCACAAATAAGACCTCAATTTTCCGCTCGGTCAGAGTTGAGCCTCGCCGTAGGACTTCATTTCCTGTAGATTTTATCAACGACGCATTTAGCGTCGAGATTAAATGCGCCCTTTGTTCAGCCGCATTAACGGTTTGGACAAAGGATTTCTCTAATTCTTGGGAAATGGAGCCTCATTTTCTTTGCATTCCCTAGCGGTTTATCCAAAGGGCAAGGATTAATCTAGGATAGCATGCGAACCTGGACTCCGTCATTAAAGCAAGAGCAATTCTTAGCATTGCCCGACTCAATCTTCGAGGCATTATATGGCGGGTCCGTTTTCTCTGGCAAGACCGAGCTTTTAGTCATTCTTCCGCTAGCTAGGCAATTTCATCTTCATCCAAAGTTCAAGGGCATCATTCTTCGTAGGACATTTCCTGAATTAGAGAAGGAAATTATCAATCGATCCTACGATTATTACGGCGCCGCTGGAGGAAAATACAACAAGCAAGAAAAGCGTTGGACATTTCCTAGCGGCGCTCAGATGCACTTTGGGCATGCCGAGGAAGAGCAGGATATTCGGAAATACGACGGCGTCGAATATAACTACATTGCTTTCGATGAATTGACGTCGTTTTCCGAATTCCAATATTTCTACCTCTTCACTCGGTGCCGCTCTTCATCCAAAGATCTTCCTGCAATCATTCGTTCCTCCGCAATGCCTGGAGGAATTGGTCA